GTGCGCCTGTTGCGCTTTCCTCGCCTGCTGTTGCTCGCGTTGTCAGGCTTGCTCGCGCTCTGCCTCCTGCTCAGGCTGCCCGCGTCCTCTCTCGCTACTTCCGCGCTCTGGATGCTGCTGCCATCGGTGGCGCTGGGGCTGTCCGTAAGGGCGGCCCCGGCGCTGCCGAAGGCAGCGCCTAGATTTATCCCATAAACACTTTAGAACACATGTCAAAAATTGATCTTGAATCAGCGCTCGAAGCTGCTCGGCTTGATATTGCGGTGGAGCGTTTCGAGTGGCGGCACCTGTGGAAATTGCGGCTGCTCCGTATGGCTACCAATGCGGGCGGCGGCTTCGTGTTTGGTGTGGCTTTGGGCCTTGCTGCCTTGGTGCAGGTGCTGCATTGCGCAGCTGGGCAGGTCTAGAAAAAGGTGAACCCCGCAACGTCTGTAAACGTCCGGGGTTCGTGGTCAATCAGCAAAAAGGGGTTTGCTTCATGGCGATTCGGATTTTAGAGAATTTTGACGGCACGCGCTACGCTGTCGAGAGTTACCACGACGGGGTGTTTAGGGTCAAGGCTCACGAGTTGGGTAATGGTCACGTTGAGGTCAGCGGCGTTGAGCGTACCGTTTGGCGTGAGTTGGATTGGTCGCAGGGCATGATTCAGGATCACTTGGATATGCTTGCGCAGCCTGAAAACCAAGTTAGTGACGAAGAAAAGCGGGCGCGGTCTTTAGAAGTGGCTGCCAATCGTGCCAAAACCCGCGTTCGTAAGCTCTGCAAGGCCATGGGGGCCGATACCCTGCTCACTCTGACATACAAGGCCAATCAGGACGATCTGTCTCTCTGCAAGGCCCATCTGAAAGAGTTCGTGCGTCGTGTGCGTCGTTTGATTCCAGACTTCCGAGCCGTCGCTGGCTTTGAGAAGCAAAAGCGGGGCGCGTGGCATGTCCATCTCGCTACTGTCGCGCTCCCGTCCTCCCTCAAGGCTAAAAACGGGGTCAAGGTCAAAAGCTGGAATGTTCTCCGTGCTGTCTGGCGTGCCGTCACCAAGGAATGCGGCGGTAACGTCGATATTTCGGCCAAAAAGCGGAACAGTCAGCGTACCGCGGCGCGTATCGCTAGCTATATTTCCAAGTACATAACTAAAGCATTTGAGGAGGGCGAAAAGTGGGCCAATCGGTGGACTAAGTTCGGTGATACAGACATTCCTCCTCCCGTCGATTTGGGCGAGTTCCACGCGCTGGATGAGGCCCTAAAAAGCGCAGCCATGGTCTATATGTCGGGCCGTGTTGACACCATGCACCTGAGCCGCTGGGGGGACTGGTTTTATTTCGCGTTTGAGGGCCAGCCAATAGGGCAGGGCGGGGGTGGGTGCCATGGCTGAAAAAGCGTCGAACGTTACCGGCAAGAGTGCGGCGCGTGTGGCTGCGCACCGTGAGAAGTTTGCACGGCTCGATGTGTCCGTGAAACCCGGCATATCTCAAACGATCGATGATCTGGCCACAATGTACGATTGCCCCAAAGTGGTCGTAGTTCGGTCGCTGCTTCGGTTTGCTTTGACCAATAGGGATTGGAAGTCTCAGGGCCTTTTGTGGGGGGATTAATGGCTCTAGTGGGTTATGCGCGTGTGTCTACGCTGGATCAAGATACAGCCCTGCAACGTGACGCACTCGCTCGGCACGGCGTGCATGTGGTGTTCGTTGAGTCTGGCTCTGGCGTGGGTCCTCGGCCTGAGCTGCAAAAGGCTCTCGCTTCATTGGGTAGCGGGGATACCTTGGTTGTCTGGAAGTTGGATCGTGTGGCTAGGTCGCTCACTGATCTGCTGGGTATTCAGTCGCGCTTGAAGTCCGTAGGCGCGTCCATTCGTTCCCTGACTGAGCCTCTAGACACAACAAGCCCATTTGGTGAGTTCACCTTCCAAGTGTTGGGGGCTGTTGCTCAGCTCGAGCGGTCAATGATTCGTGAGCGGGTCATGGCTGGTCAAGCGGCTGCAAGGGCTAGGGGCAAGACTTGGGGCAAGCCTCGTAGTATTCCTCCTGCTGACGTTGCCGTCATCGTCGATATGTGGCGTTCCGGCGTTTACCTACAGCGTGAGCTTGCGGATATTTGGGGGGTGTCCGTAGCCTGTCTGCGGGATGCCGTGCACAGATACGAACACCGGGGGCGCTGGGCGTCTGGGAAGTTACAGCGTTAAAGTGCTCCGTTCTCCCCCACACCTTGGCGGCTGCTGGGTTCTTTGCGATTTCTAGCTCACAGATCGTCTGTTCAAACGGTAGTCCCGCCTTGTCTGAGTAGTACTTGATTTCAGTTGGCGTAAGCGCGCATTTGCCGTTTTTTAGCTTCGTGATTCGCGTTTTGTCGTAGCCCAGGTCTGCGGCCATTTCTTGAAGTTCTAACCCGCTCCGGTCTTTTGCCATATCTATTAGGCGTGCTGGCGTGATAGTAAAATCCAATAGCATGAAAGTGCCTCCAGTGGTATATTTATCCCATTGATACCGGTTTCGGCAGTTGTTACCGGTAACAAGAACATCCTACCACTCATGGAGCCGCCATGTCTGCCTCTCAGATTTCCTTCGTTGAATTTGCTCTGACTGAGCAAGCCCTTTGCACTCCCTCCGTTACTCTCCCTGCCGCTGCCGTGGCGGCTCCATGCGTAGCGGTTGACGGTGGGGAGTGCATTCAGCCTCATGCCGATTACGCCGAGTTCGACCGCCTTATGGCGCTTGCTGACGAGACCTTTTGCTCTCCCTTTGCTGATTGCTGGTCTCGTGGCGGCTACGTCCTCGCTGCTCTCGCCAACTGCGTCGCACCTCAGCGTGACAGTTCCCGGTCTCAGTCTGAGCGCTTAGCCTCCCTTCGCTATATGGCTGCCGAGTGCATTGGTGCGGGGTGCTGACCATGCTTCACCGCTCCGCTCTCATGTCTGGCAGGTCTGCCGCTGCTGCTGATTTGGCGATGGCTTGCGCCTTCCGGCTCGTTCTGCTGGCCTCGTTGATCCCGTCCCGCACGGCGGCTTTGACCACGAAATACAGCACCACAAAAAACACGATCGCGCCTATGGCTTCCAGCATGGCTATGTGTATCGCTGCGCGTGTGGCTTCTGCCTCCAGTTCTTTCAGGCTCACGTTCCAGTTCATGTTTTCCTTTCCGGGCCTTAGCTGCCCATTCCTTGCCCATTCCGGGCGTTTTTAAAGAGGTGTTTTATGTCCTACGCGTCACTCATGGAAATCATTCTGATTGAAGACAAAGTATCCAAGAAACCCAATCCACAAGGCGTCCTGAGCCAGTGGAAAGAGGCGCGGGCCATCGTCCGTAAAGAGGATGGCTCTGTCCAGACGGTGGGTATGTTCCGTGTGCCTAAGGATTTGGAGCCGACTGTCGCGGTTGGTTTGTATCAGGTGGGCTTTACCTTGGGTGTGCAGGACTACGGCGACCAGGCGGGCCGTATCCAAGCTCAGTTCGTGAGCCTTACGCCCGTTGATCCGAAGGCTATCTTTGGCCGTGGCGCTGCCGCTGCCACTGTCGCGGCTCCTGCGAAGGCTGCATGATGTTCGTCCTCTTGCTCGTGGCGGTGCTTATCGGGGCGATGGACACGGCACCGTGCCCGGACCACGCGGGGTACTTGCTCGATAACGGGTGCCCGCGTCCTGCCTTGGTAGACAAGAGGGCTTGAGCATGGCCTGTGGTGTGCTCAGTGCTCGGGTTGTCCACATGCAATGTGGGCAACGCTCGGCGGTAAGGATTACCGCCGATTCCCCGCATTCCGTTAAATTTTTTAACGTGGTGAGGCAAGCATGCGGGGGGTATGTGGTCAAGCTGCAAGGCTTGTCCACATATCCACGGCAGGCGCGTCAGTCTCAAGCGTGGGTAACTGGCGAACCGGGCAAGGCCCGGCTGTCCACACCTTCACGGTGTGGGCAGGCTAGTTATCCATGCGGGGCAACTGGCGGGGCGGTTGCGCTGCGTCGGCCGCAAGCCAGACGCAGCGCAACCAAGGGGGCAGGGCCTTTGATCGGTCTGCTGCGTCTGCGCCCACGCCGGGCCAGTGGAGTGCATGACGGTTCCGTAGAAAAGCAAGGCTTTTCGGAGGAACTGGCAGGCATGCAGCGCGCTACGGGGCAGGGCCTCACCTTCCCTCCGTTGAACACCCGCGCGGCCAGCGGAGTGCATGACGGTTCCGTAGAAAAGCAAGGCTTTTCGGAGGAACTGGCAGGCATGCAGCGCGCTACGGGGCAGGGCCTTGCCTTTCCCCTGTTGAACACCCACGCGGCCAGCGGGGTGCATAACGGGTCTGCTGTTTTTTGGGGGCGCTATGACGCCTGATCAGCTACAGCATTTTTCGGACTTGGGCCTAGCTATCGGCGCTGTCCTGTCCTTCGCCTTGGGCTACATGGGGGGAACCATGCGATGACAAAACGTGTAGTTGCTTGGGCCTTGTTCCTGCTCGTGGTCTATGTGGTGGTTAAGGCTGCGGCGGGCCTGCGCAACCCGTGGGAAGTGCCCATTCCTGCCCCTGCTGTGCTGTCCGTGCTGCCTGACCAGCCAGACGGCTGCAATAAGGCAAAAGGGTGCCTGTGATGGCAGTCTTTATCGGCACTCTCTTTGCCTGCTGGGGCCTTGGTTACGCCCTCGGCTTTCAGATTCGCATGGTGCGCGATGCCATCGGCGCGGCCTGATTTCAGCGGTGAGGCCGTGCGGCCTGCCCGGTGCAATCCGGCACCTTTTCAACCAATGGAGTTCAAAAAATGAACACTCGAAACCTCCGCGCTAAGTACGGCGCAAAGCTGGCCGTTGTGGCCTCGTCTGTCATCGCTGCTGGTCAGGCTCTTGCCCAGACTGCCCCCACCACTGGCGTTGAAGCCGTCCAAGCCGTCAAGGCCGGTATTGGCGACTACGGTCCGGCCATGTTTGGTTTGGCTATCGTTAGCGTCGGCGTCATGATCGGCGTGAAGTGGATCAAGCGCGCTAAGGGCGCTGCTTAACCGGCTCCCTTTCTGCTGCCTCTGCGGCGTCTCTCCTTGGGGCGGGGGCAGTGGTAAGGGGTCGTTTATGTTCCGCTACTTTTTTGC